GACGACATCGAGCCAGAGTGGTGGGAGTACAGGCTACGTGTCGCCAAGCTTGAGGCGTCATTTGCCAATGATGTTTGGAATCCAACGCGCACTCCGCTCTGCGGTTGGTGCGCGGTTAAGTCGTGCGAGTTCAACCCTAAACACTAAGGAGTATTTATGAAGAACAAAATGTCTGAAGCTTGGCGTGAGTGGTGGTCAATTACTCACGGTAAAAACACCTCGGCGGGCAGCTACAACCCGACAGAGGCGCACATGTACGAGGCATGGGTTGCGGCGTGGGATGCGGCAGATAAACAATGTCAAGCTGAGATTGTTCATCTTAAAGAACAACTGATGCGCGCTAACACAAACGACGGCGCATACAAGGCTGCGTTTCTGGCTGGTCAAATGTCTAGGGATAAAAAATGATTGAACGCGAAGACATCATCGGCATGGCGCGGGAGGCCAATTTATGGCAATCATGGTTGGAAAGGCTTGAAGAATCAAGAAAAACCATTGCTTCGTTAGAGAAATTTGCCGCCCTTATCGCCACGCATGAGCGGGAGGCGTGTCGCTTGATAGTGCTAGACAACAGCGATGCCGAAGGCATTTGCTGTACCGATGACGTGCTTGAAGCCTTCCGACAAAGAGGGGAGACATGAGATACGGAATCCTTGACGACGAAGGTAACGTCGTCCGGTGGGTCTGGCATTTGCCGCCATACCCACACATCGTGCAGAAAATCAAACGCCAGCGCAAACCAAAGCTGGATCTATCTAACGTACCGGAGGCTTTGTTTTGATTAGTAACGGCAAATTTATCAAAGACTGGGACAAGTCCCAAATCAGTACAGGCTATCAGCGACCTAATCAATTCCGGTTAATCACGTGGGATATGGGCAGGGTTCAAAGCTGGTTACTTGGCAAGCAACCACTGGCGCGCACACTACTAGAGAAGGTGATTAGATAATGATTGATCCCGTAGTTGAGTATCTTACGAACAATGGTGAAGGGTCTATTGCTACCATCGACATCCCGGGCCTGACTAAAAACGCTGTCAAGAGCAGACTAATTAAGTTAGTCAACGCTGGAGTGCTGATTCGTAGGCCGGAAGTAATCCCGACTGGCAGCGGTAAAGATCGTATGCGCTGGCTATACAGCTTGTCTGGTGTAGCTCCTGCACCTAAGCCCGTCACTCAGTCTGTAGCCAACAAACTTAGGGACAAGGCGCTGGCAAACGAACCCGAGCATTACTTTTGTTTACGTAACTTGCCGAGATACACAAATGACTACGACGAATATACCGCTGGTGAACATAGCTGACGCTTGGCTTGTGAACTACGGACCCGACTGGGTATCGGAGGATGAGATAAAGACAGATCCGTTTTTCTGGCAACAACTACACAAGCTAATGTCTCGCGGGTTTCTTGAGTCTCAGTTCATGCTTTACACAAACAAGTTGCACTACAGGTTTATTCCGTATGGAGATAGTTGACAACAAGGCGCTGCTTTTTAGGACTCGCAATCCTCAGAAGTACAGCATCATTCCTAAGCACAAGGTGCTTGATCAAGATGAGGACGGCATCTATCAGGTGGCTGTGTATTGGGGGCTGGACGAGGCCAGGGTGCTGCGCAACCTTGGCGTCAAAGATGTGCCGTCTCCGATCACAACACGGTACGGCTGGCCCGGGCGGTACAAACCCATGCAACATCAGATCGAGACGGCGGCGTTCTTGACGCTGTATCGCAGAGCTTTTTGCTTTAACGATCCGGGCACAGGTAAAACTATGTCCGCGCTATGGGCGGCTGACTATCTGATGGAGCGCGGGTACGTGCGCCGGATGCTGGTGTTGTGCCCGCTCTCGATTATGCAGTCGGCGTGGATGCAGGACATCAACAACACAGTCATGCACCGTAGCGCCATCGTTGCTCATCACCAGCAAGCGTCCCGACGTATTGAGATGATTCAAGGTGACTACGAGATTGTCATCACCAACTACGACGGGCTGGCGCTGATTGCAAAGGAGATAGAAAACGACGGCAGGTTTGACCTAATCATTGTCGATGAGGCGAACGCATACAAAAACTCAACTACGCGCAGGTGGAAAGCGTTGGCGTCAATCATTAAGCCGGACACCTACCTGTGGATGATGACGGGCACGCCTGCGTCGCAGTCACCTGTGGATGCGTACGGTCTGGCTAAGCTAGTCAACCCCAACGGGATACCGAAGTTCCTGACAGCGTGGCGTGAGCAGGTGATGAACAAGCTCACCATGTTTAAGTGGGCACCAAAGCCCGACGCCGCGCAACAAGTACACAAGGCGTTGCAACCCGCGATTAGATTTACGAAAGCACAGTGCCTTGATCTGCCACCCGTTGTCACGGTCACACGCGAAGTGCCCATGACCCCACAGCAGAACAAGTACTACAAGCAACTCAAAGATCAGTTGATGTTCTATGCCGCCGGGGAGACCATCAGTGCAGTCAACGCTGGCGTGGCGGTGAGCAAGCTGTTACAGATAAGTTGTGGAGCAGCGTACACAGACGACAAGGAAGTGGTGGTCTTCGATGCCAGCCCACGCATGGCTGTGCTGGAGGAGATCATGGAGGAGACGGAGCGCAAGGTACTGATCTTCGCCATGTTCCGTACAAGTATGGACAGCATTGCCGCGCACCTAACCAAGCACGGGTACACCAACGAGCAGATCAACGGGGATGTCAGCGCCAGCAAACGCAACAAGATCATTCACGATTTTCAAAACACGGACAGCATCCGGGTGCTGGTCATGCAACCACAAGCGGCGGCGCACGGGCTGACGCTGACTGCCGCTGACACGGTGGTGTTCTTTGGTCCGCTCATGTCTGTTGAGATGTATACACAGTGTATAGCGCGGGCAGATCGTAAGGGGCAGGACTCAGACAAGGTGACTGTGGTTCACATCCAGAGCAGCACCATCGAGCGCGAACTGTTCTCGGCTATGCGCAACAAGGTGAACGACCACACTCTGCTGGTCAAGTTGTTCAGCGAGGAAGTCAAACGATAAACATCACTTGCATTCCCCAGAAGTTACCTGTAAACTGTCAAACACTAGACAAGGAGAAGTAGATGCCTGACGAAGCCAACGATTTGGCGGTTGTCCCTATGGACAAACTCGCCAAGGTGTACCGTAAGATGGCAGCGCGGATTCAAACACTCACATCTGAGTACGAGAATGCTGTCGAGGAAATCAAGATTCAGCAGGAGCAGATCAAGAATGCTCTGAAGGATCAGATGCTTGCCCTTGGGCTGGCGTCTGTGCGCACGACCGAAGGCACCGTAACGCTGTCAACCAAGACACGTTACAACACGCAGGACTGGGATGCCTTCAAGCAGTTCGTTATTGCCAACGATGCGGTCGATCTTCTGGAGAAACGTATCCATCAAACCAACATGGCTTCGTTCCTTGAAGAGAATCCCGGTTCAGTTCCCCCCGGACTCAACTCCGTGCAGGAGTATGGAGTCTCTGTTCGCAAACCCACTAAGTGAGGCTGTATGTCTAACGTAACTATGTTCAATCCGGCACAAGTACCCGCTCACGTTCGTGCCCGTGGCGAGCTTTCAGCCATGGCTAAGTCCTTGGCTGGCGGCGCAGTCGGCGGCGGCAAGCGCATCTCCATCAAAGGCGGGGTCTTCCGTCTCATGGCTGGCGGTAAGGAAGTAGCAGCTATCGAGGATCGCTTTCTTGATGTCGTGTTTGTCAACGCCGCGCCTAACATTGGACGCACCTTCTATGCTAAAGCCTACGACGGAGACGCTAACGCGCCTGACTGCTGGTCTGCTGATGGCAAGACGCCAAGCCCTGACGCAAGTAACAAGCAGCACGAGCAGTGCGATGGGTGCCCCAAGAACATCGCTGGTTCTGGTCAGGGTAATTCTCGCGCTTGCCGTTTCCAGCAACGTCTTGCTGTTGTGCTTGCTAATGATGTGGGCGGGGATGTTCTCCAGCTAGCGCTCCCAGCTACATCGCTGTTTGGTAAGGGGGATGCGGACCAGCGCCCACTCCAAGAGTACGCGCGCTACCTTGCGGCACAGAACGTTGATCCCGCTGACGTTGTTACTCGCATGAAGTTCGACACCAAGAGTGAGTCGCCCAAGCTCACGTTCAAGGCTATGCGCTGGATTGAGTCTGATGAGCAAGCGACTATCAAGTCGCAGAGCGAGTCTGATGATGCGATCAAAGCAATCACCATGACGGTTGCTAAGATGGATAACGTCAAAGCTCCGGCCCCGTTGATGGCTACGCCGCGCCCTGCCCCCAAGGCAGAGCCGAAGAAGACCGATGCGTTGGTTGCAGACGAAGCTGAAGAGCCAGTCGTGCGCAAGGAAGAGAAGAAGCCTAGCGCAGTACCCGCAAAAAAGAGTAGCCTAGCGGCTATGGTTGACGACTGGGACGACGAAGCTTAAAGGGAGGGGGGCGCAAGCCCCCCAAATATTCACATGGCATATTCACAGAAACTTATTGACGAGGTAGCCGCCGCTCCCAAGACGCTGGGTAACCAGCTAGGGCGGTGGGCTATTCACCGGGACTTCTCCGTCCTGCGGGTGGCGCACATTACTGGCGCGTCTCGACAGTCTGTATACAACTGGTTTAGTGGGGGAGAAGTTTTCGTGGCCTACAAACCTATAGTGGAGGCGTTGATTAAGATCTTAAAAGCCAACGCCGACCCCGACGTTGCGCACGAAGAGGCATGCAAGGCATTCAAGATAAACCCGTAACTGGGAAAGCTAATGACACTACCGCTGAGATTTCTAGCGGAGGTTCTGCCGTCCCCGGGAGATGGGTACTATTGCGCGGTAGAGCTTTCAAACACTAAAGAACACGTCTTTGTAAAACAAATTGAGGAGATTGACCAGCCTGTAGAAGACTGGTTGCAGAAGCGATACGACATTTACTTTGCGCTAGCCACATTCAAGACGGCAAAGAATCGCCGCGCAACGAATGCTTTTCAGATCCGTTCGTTCTTTCTGGATATGGACGGGTACGCCTCACGCAAGGAGGCGGCGCTATCACTCGACGCATTTCTTGAAAAGACAGGGCTGAATAGTCTCGGCATGCCATGGTTGGTTAACTCTGGCGGTGGGCTGCATGTGTATTGGCCGCTCACCGAGCCGGTCGATGTTGTTGATTGGAAACCAGTAGCTGAAGATCTCAAACGCCTGTGCAAACAGGAAGGTCTTCGTATCGACATGACTGTCACGGCTGATGCCGCACGGGTGCTACGCATCCCGGGCACAATGAACTTCAAGAAGAAGTACCCAACACCACGGGAAGTTAAGCTGTTGGCTGAAGGTGACAACTTCGCCTTTGATGACATTGTGAAGTGCATTGCCGATCACCTTGTCGAACCCAGCCCAATGGGGGCACCGCCGATACAACTCCCCGGTACGCGCCCACCCAAAGATACTAGCGCGGCCAAGCTGACTCTGATCTCTAATAGTGCAACATCGTTTGCGCTGATGGAGAAGAACAGCGACTGCGCGCAGATCAAGTTCTACCGTGACAACGCGGCTGATGATGGGATGGAGCCACTGTGGCGCGGGCTTCTGTCGTGGGCAAAAGTTTGTGAAGACGGCGAAGAAGCTGCCCGTGAGCTTAGCGCCCTGCACCCATACGATGAAGATCGTATGCGCAACAAACTTGCGGAGATCAAGGGTCCGTACCCATGCCGCAAGATGGACAGCGAGAACCCGGGTGTGTGTACATCGTGTGTACACGCAGGAGCAATCACGAATCCGCTAATCATGGGGCGCGTGATCAAGACCGACAACACAGAGAAAGAGATACAGCTAACAGCCGAGCAGATCCTTGAAGCAGACGAGGATGAGGAAGAGCTACCGCTCGCCTCAACGCTATCTGTTATCAGACCAGAGCCGCCACGCGGGTACAGTTATGGCGTTAACGGCGGGGTATACGCCGAGCGGGAAGAGAAGGATGAGCAGACCAAGAAGAAAGTAAAGAAGACTGTACAGATACTGCCGTACGATTTGTTTGTGGTTCATATTCTTAAACAGGACTCCGACCATCTGGTTAACTTAGCCGCGACACGACCCGAAGGTACAACAGTTATTAACATGCCACAGAAGGCGGTCGTCAGTAAGGATGAAACGGTCAAGTGGCTGGCTAATCAGAACGTGCTGGCTTCATTCGGGCAGAACAATGACAAGAACTTGTTCGACTACGTGCGGGCGTCTGTTGAACAGGCGTCACTCACAAAGAAAGTATTGGTTGTTCCCAAGCAGTTTGGTTGGCAAGAAGATGAGTCGTTTGTCTACAACGAGCGTGTGTTCTACAAGAACGGTGGGGTAGCGCAGATACCCATGCCCGGGCTTGAGAACATAAACCGGAACACGTGCAGTAAGGGTACGCTTGATGGTTGGCGCGACGCTTGGACCACGATCTTTATCAAGCGCAAGATGTATGACCTGCTGGCCTGTGCCATGGACAGCTTCGGTTCTATCCTCATGCAGTTCACACAGTTTGAGGGGTTCGTCTGGCACCTTGGCGGCAAGACATCTGGCACAGGTAAGTCTCTAACACTCAGCGCCAAGGCTGGAGTTTGGGGGCATCCGGTGCGTTACCGCACAGGCAAGGGTACATCTCCTGTAGCTATGCAGAACCGCGCCGGTATCTTAAACAGTATGCCTCTGCTGATTGATGAGATCACCAGCACTCAGCGCGACAACATGGAGTGGGCACCGGGGTTTATCTTCAACCACACAGAAGGTCAGGGCAAGGAGCGCATGGAGTCTAGCGCCAACAAAGAGCGGATCAACGACACCAACTGGCACTCGACTGTGACCATGACTTCCAACGAAGTGCTGACTGACTACATGGCAGGTGCGAGGAAGTTCAGTTCCAACGGCGAGCTTCGCCGGTTTCTGGAGTGGACGCCCAATGTTGCGTTGCAATGGAACCCAGATGAGTTGGAGGCGGTTCGTGCTTTGAAGATGCACTTCGGTGTAGCAGGAGAAGCGTTTATCCGCTGGGCTGTAAAGAACCAAGCAACTGTTAGGCGGCTGGTTGAGGACACGTACAACCAACTCAAAGTTGAGATGTCTTTCTCTGGGGATGAGCGTTACTGGAACGCGGGTACAGCATCAACTGTGGCGGCTTGTATTCTTACGAGCAGACAGTACAGCAACATCATTGATGTGCCCGTGCTCAACATTATCGACTCGCTCAAGGACAAGGTTAATCACTCACGCTCGGTGATAAGGAACAGCATCCGTACTGCGGAGGATGTTCTCAACGCCTATACCCGGGACAACTATGGCGGGTTCATTGTTCTCAAGCGCCAGCCAAACGGCGAGACTGCCGCAAGCTGGGGCGACGGGTCAATGTTCAGCGGTCCTGTTATCCGGTCGAAGATCCTTGGGCGGGTTGAGTTTGAGGTCACCAAGGAAGGCTACGTGGACTACTTCATTGAGGAGCAGTTGCTCAAGGAGCATTGCGTGAGTATGAGTTACGGCTACTCCGACTTTAAGTTTGAGCTTAGCAAGAACTACGTGGTGACGGTCGTCAAGAAGGACATGCTGGCGCGAACCAAAGGTCCGATGTTACGGGTCAACGCTCTACACATCTGTCGTAAGAAGACACATGAAGCTGAAAATTCACTACCCGTGGAAACAACTGAGACGTAACCAAGCGTTCTTTGTTCCCGGGTTAGACACAGATAAAGTGCGGGAGGCGACGCTACGCGCAAGCGTAGCGCAGCGCATGCGTCTGCTGGCTACCCCGGGGATAAAGGACGGGCTTATTGGCGTGCTGTTTGTGCGTAAGAGGTAAGCATCGTCTGCGCCAGCCTGTTCTGCGCAGCGATGATGTTCTTTATTTGCGCATCCTTTTGTTCAGTAGACAGGTTAGGCCGCGCCTCAATGCTACGGCGCAGTTCAGCCAGCTTACCGATCTTGTTCTCAACAGCACCAGCCATCTGCGACAGGTTGATGTCCGATCTGTGCGAAGCTAAGTAAGCGTTTGCGTCTTCTGTACGCCCCTCGCCCAGCATCTTCTTATATGTTTTGCGCGCCATATCAATCTCTTGCATGCGGCGGTACGCTTCATCAATAATCCCACGCCCTTCTGCTGGCTGGAACAACGTACCAATAACACGCATCTCACTCAAATTCTTGCTGCGCTCTTGTACTTCCTGCCCTTTGCCAAACGGAAGCACTGCCGCAAGGTCGGAGATCAACACACCAAGCGCACCGAAGTGCCCACGGATCAAGTGATCTATCTGCACTGGTGACAACATGTTGGCTTTGCCCAGTAGTTCAGCGCCAGCCGAAGTGCCCGGACGTATGCGCTCACTCTTTTCTACAGCAAGCTCACGCGCTGATTCAATCGGCCCACCAAATAAGGACGTGCCCAGAAAGACTTCAAGCCCCGGTTTAAGCGCGGCGGGTACTGGAGTGAACGGGTTAGACTGCTCAAGCAGTTTGAAGATTCCGCGAGCCGCGTTCTCGGATGTGTCGTTACCTTTGAGCGTGTTGTATATCGCTTCCGGTATGGCTTTGAATATAAGCCCGATCTCAAATGGGATAGGCACACGGATCAGATCGCCTTTTGGATCAAACGGATTGACAAGGAACCAGTTGCCGTAGCGCTCTTCAGGCTTGGCTTTCCTGTACCGCTCATCATCTTCCATCAATGCCGCGTATGCCACAGTGCTAGCCGACATTAGTACAGCGCGCTGGAAAAACTTAGCGCGGATTCGCATCTGCTGCTCAAACGGCATCTTGCCCTGTGAACTACGGTACAGAACATCCAGACCCTGAAGCTGCGCGTTAAGGAATGGGACGACTGCCGCCAATTGTTGCAAACTTGCGCTAGTACCCCGGCGCGTAAAGTTCTGCGACTCCAGCGTACGAAGCAGAGCTTCCTGTTCTGTCAGTCCTTTCCTGATTGAGTCTTCGTAGATTGTGATCCGGGTTGTAGCGTCACCTGCCAGAGACAGTGCGTCCAGCTTACCAATGAGCTTCGTCCAGCCGCTCTTGCCGGTGGCGATCTGTTCAACCAAACGCTGAGCGTCCTCTTTGCCTCCAGTAAATACAAGGTTACTGATGGCACCGGACTCCATGAGTTTCTGTGCTTTTGAGTTTTTGCCCGCTGCTAGAGACACGCCTTGTTTTAAGGCACTAAGTACGGGAGTGCTGTCTATACCCGTGGTGAAGAAGGAGTTCATCGAGTCGCGCACAACTTGGCGCAGGGCATAGACTGGGTTGCGTGTTACAAACTTGCGCAGAACATCAGCCGGGAACCCCATCGCCCTGACAACTGAAGGGATCATTGTCTTGATACCTTCCATACCCTCGACAATAAGCTTTGCCGGTATGCCAAACTGATCCGTGTCAATGACAATCATATGGTCTTCGCCATTGACTTTGAACCGGACAACATCTTTGCCAGATAGGTTCTTCTTGGCTTTGCCAATGTAGCTAGCCATACCAAGCTTGTTCAGCACAAACGCTGACTCTTTGATTGCTTGGTTACGTAGCGCCATATCCGTCAGCAAGAACGTGTTCTGCACGGCGCTATCAAAAATCCCCATGATCTTCTGCTCACCGCCAACCAGTTCCTGTAGGCGTGGCTCATCCTTGATGTTGCCAATTCGCACGGGCTTAACAGACTTGTCCAGATCCAGCAATAAGTCGCCGCTCTTATTGTCTACACGGTAGTACGGAACATATGGTTTGCTGTTAAGTTCTTGAGCAAGTGCTTTGGTAATCGTACCTGTCTGCTCCAAGAAGTTAATCAACCCCTTGTTGTACTCAGTGTAGATAGCCTCTGCGTTCTTGAACGCAGTCAACGCCTTGGGATTGGCGTTGATGATCTGCATCACGTTGTTGTATTCCGTCTTGGCTTTTGCCGGGTTCCCTACGTTAACCTTGTCCCAGCCCACTACGTTGGCGCGTAACCCAACCATGTATACGGTGAAGTAGTTCTCCAGCTTGTCGGCTTTGATGCCAGACTTGTTGAGTTCTTTAGCTACGTCTTGCAGGTTTGCACCCTTGACGCTGCGGTAAATGTACTGCACGCCCTTGGCGGTAACGTCTTTGATTAGTTGCAGCGGGCCATTGGTCAGCGCCATACCAGCAAAGTGGTTACGCTGCTGCCCCATACGCAAAGCAAACTGCACGTTGCCAGCTTCGGTTGAGTCGATGATGCCTTGCTCAAACCCTTTCTTCAGCGCTTCGTCCATGCTGGCGTAGCTATCCAACGCCTTCTGTCTGGCAGCAAGACCGGCTGTGCCCTTAAAGGTGTTGCGTAGTGCTTTGACGTTTGATGTTTTGCCAGCTACGAAGGACTCGTTGGCTGGTTTAGCAATATCAAAAACCGTTTCACTGCCTTCGTGCAGCATGGCGGGGGAAACAAAAGTTCCGTCCCCGCGTATTACAGAGTCAAGCCCACGATAAAGCGATGACTCTGAACGCAAGCCGAGTATCCTCTTGGCTCCTTCCAACATCTGACGAAGCCAGTTACGCGCACGCTCTTGCCAGCTTTCTGCTTGAGCGCGCTTTTGCAAAATTTCGGTGGCCTTGACTGCCCAGTATTCGCTTGCGTTGTATAAGTGATAGTGTTCGTCGCGCGTCAGTATCCCGCTACTAAACATGGAGCGCGCATTTGCCTGCGCCCTAGCGTCTCCGGTTTGAGCTTCCGCGATAAAGCGCAAAGCTCTTTCCCTTGCCATACTCAAAAGGACATCTTCGGGTATCTTCAAACCCCTGACGCGTTCACCCAGCACCCGCAGCATGTTTTGAGGATTGAACGGGTCGTAGTTCCAGCGGGTCTCCATGTAGTCAGACACAACATCTAAGGCGTTCTGTGTTGTGGTGCCGTTCTTTATCGCGGCTTTGATTCGCGCGTCTCTGTCTTTAACAGCGTCTGCTAGCGCTTTTGCAAATACGCGGGCGTACTGTCTGCGAATGCCGTTTTGTATGTCGGCAGGCATCATGCGTTCTGTGTGATGCAGAATCTCATGTACGGCAGTTGAGGTGTCGGCAGCACCCGTAAACAAAGTCATCAGTCGCCCAAAAGAACCGTACTGTCCAGCAGATCCGGCTTCTTGTTCGTTTGCGGCGCGAACAGAAATGGCAAGATCGGTAGCTAAATGTGGGTTAGCGTTTAGTAACCAAAGCGCAAACTCAACAACCGGGTACTCCAATGCCCCAGACCTGCGTGCTCGCAGCAATCTTTCGCGGACCCAATCCTCACCGCGCTCACGCCCACGCATAACACGGTTGTATTCGTTTTGCCTGCGTTGTTCACGAGCGGCCATAACTCGTGCCATCAATCCATCAATTCTAGCGGCGTGCTCTGCTTCTGTTATTCGCCCGTCTGCAAGCATTCGATCAAAGCCGCGCATGAGTTGCTCGACCCGAATGCTCGGTAGTCTTGTGTGTGGGTATGTTGCATACGGATCGCCCGTTGGCGGCGTCGCAGGTTCGGCAGGCGCAGCTTCTGGTTCCGGTTCAGCTTCCGGTTCAGGTGACCGAGCAATAGGAGGACCGCCCGCCTCAATACTGTTGAATTCTTTGGTGTTCGGTGCTTCTGCTGGAGCAGTCTGCTCTGCTGTTGCTGCTTGCGCTGGACCTGTTGGCTTGACTACTCGCTTGCCCTTGCGCTGAACAACTGGCTCAGTCGCTGCGCCTTGAGGTTGAGTCGCGGGTTCGACAGTTTCAGTAGGCGCAGGGGTTTCGACCGCAGGTGCAGGGGCTTTCGCCACTCTGCGAACTCTTGGCTTCGGTGCTTCTTCTGTTGGCGCAACGGTTTCTGCTGGCGCAGCTTCCTGTTCTACTGGCTGTTTGCGTGTGTACGTTATGTCGTTGCCAGATGTTGCGGCATCAAATTTTTCTGCCAGTGCTGCTTTGATTGGCGCAGGAAGTTTTTTGGCAGTAGCGGTGGTCATTGACACCGACTGAACAGCTTGTGGAGCAACTACGTTTGTGTTGTATACGCCGCCACCTGTAGGTAGCTCTGCTTGTTTTGCACCACTAACTGAATCGGGACGGAACTCAACAGAGATTGGCGCTTGCTCCATCTTCCCAGAATGAAACTGCGCGTTGTCCGTAACTTGTAGTTTGATTGGCGTATAGCTGCTGTCATTAACCAGCAAATTGCCCAACATCATTGGCTGCGCTGGATAGAACCACCCACGTTCAATATCTCTTAACGTAGGAATGTCCGACTTGATCGGTTTAATGTCTGCGCTAAACGGAGCGGGAGCGTCTGCAATTGACGGTGGCTTGACTGGCTCAACAGGTGGTTCTGCTACCGCAACTTCCGTTTCTGGCGCAGCCGCTTCTACGGCAGGTGTCGCAGGCGTCTCAACCACAGGCGTTTCTGCAACAGCAGGCGTTTCTGCAACAGCAGGCGTCTCAACCACAGGCGCAGCAGGCGCTTCAACCGGAGCCGGAGTTTCAACCACAGGTGTGGGTGCAACAGGCTGTAAAGCAGCAAGCCGCTCAGCTAGCGCAGGGGGGATTGGTTTACCAGCGGCTTGAAGTTTAGCCGCCATGCCTTCGTACATTACACGGGTAGCGTCTTGTTGGCGCTGTATAGCATCCGCAGCCGCTTCCTCTGGCGTCATTGATGTTGACGGCGCAGGCTGTAAGTTAGTCGCAGCCGGTACAACAGGCATCTGCGTAACAGTCGCCGGTCCCGGTTCAGTATCGGGTATTGCCGCAGGCTCGGCCACGTTGGGTTGGAAACCCAAGCGCGTGCCACCCATCTCAAACGGGGCAGGAGCGACTACTTCCGGTTCAGCTTGCGGCACAACTGCTGGCTGCTCAGCGCCAACTAACTGCCGACCCCCTTTGCTATCCATAGGGGTGACAACCCCGTTCTGCTCCATCTGCTCAATCAACCGGCCAGCCCGGTTGTAGCCAATCTTGAATTCGCGCTGAACCGCAGAGATTGATGGTCTGCCGGGGCCGCTAACAAATGCAACAGCCTGATCGTATAAAGGATCGACTTGAACCACTGGCTCAGTTGGTGGAGGAGGCGCTGCCTCTGCGGTTTGTTGTTCTACCGGCGGTGCTGATACAACTGGGGCAGCAGAAGGCGCGGCTTGTACTTCAGCCAGCTTCTGTT